CTTATTCGTTATATAAATAGATGTGTCTATGAAAAATCTAAAGAAATATTTCAACCCTATTTTGAAAATGAAAAAATATTACTATCTATGCTTCCAGATAGACCACTTATTAGATTTCCAACGCAAAAAGTAAATGAAAAAGGAAAATGGCATCAAGATGACGCAGCAAATTCTACACCAGAAGATAAATGTTATGGAGGATGGGTGAATTTAAATTGCGATGAAACACAATATTTCAAATGTATTCCAGGAACACATATATCAAGTAATCCAATATTTGATGTATTAAAACAAAAAGATGGTGGTCGTCGTGGGTATGCGAATTTTAAGACAAAAGAAGATTATGATTATTTAGAAAATCTTTGGAAAGAACAAGGAAAAAAATTAGTAGAAATACCTCCAGGACACGCTTTAATTTTTAGAGAAACATTGATACATTCTGTATTCAAAAATCCACCGACTAAAAAATGTATTTTAAGACAGCATATTTCATTTATATTATCAGAAAATCCAATACCATTACATGATAGACCAACAAATAAAAAATATATGAAACGACCAAAATTATTAAAATATTTTGAGGAACAAGCAGTTGTTCCAGTTCGTAGCGGACAAGAAACACCAGTATTCTCACCATTCAACCTATTTCCAAATAATAAACCTCAATTAGAAGAACTTTCAACGCATTACATAGACGCATGTAAGAAAAATGGTATAGTACAAAGGTATTTACCATCTATGAAAGAAATAAATACTATAACTGGAATACCAATGTGCGAACCGATGACTGACAATGATATAATGTTATATATTCCACATAAATTATAAGAAAAATAGTAATGATTTTTCTTATATTTAGCAAAAACTACTTAAAAAAATAATAAAGAAAGACCAAATTATTTATCAAGAAGCAATCGTTTCTGTAATTTATCAACTGGTTTAGACGAACCAGTAAAACCAAAATTTAGATGCTATATGAAGGGCAAATTTTGTTAATTTTTAATAGGATTTTTGTCCCATTTTAAATCTTCAAGGGTGTAAATACTTTTCCACTCTTTTAATTAATTTTTGGCTCCACCTTTTTTAAAGGTGGAAAAGGTGGAAGGAAAAGGTCATGATTCCCTTAGCGCCATTTGCAGGCTCATCTAGTTTAGTATATACACAATCAAATAGATTGTCCCAATCCAACCAAGAATAATTTCCACTTGCACAAGGTCTCGACCGAAATTTGCCAATAAGTGTTACTTTCTTCAACTTTTCATGGTTATCCCACAATTTTCTATCTTCTAGTGGCAACATAGCGTTCATGTGCCACTCACCTACGCTACTATGTATGAGACGTTTCTCTCTAGGTGCAATTCTTATACATTCTAAAGCGTTTGATCCGTCCACCCATGAATCGATCATGAGAGGCAAATCTGTATCGTTAACAAAATATATAAATTTTACTTCGTTGCTGTCAGACATTATGGATTTCTATTGTGCATTTATTTAGTATTTTATTTTTGTATTCAATTTTTTATCTTTTCTTTTTTGTAGTTTTCGATTTTCTTTTGTTTTGTTTTTTTGTAGTTTTCGATTTTCTTTTGTTTTGTTTTTTTGCAGTTTTCTTCTTTTGTGTTTTTTTATTTTTTCTTCCTCCACTGCTCCCATTTTCTTTTTCATTTATAACATGCGATATAAATAATTTACAAACATTATTTGTTGTATTATTATCTAATGATTCTAATACACGCATCATATCTTTTAGCTGGATAATACTATAATTATTTAATTCACTAAAAATAATATCAACATTTAATTTAAAAACGTCTGCCATATCAGATGATTCTGCTTCTGGTTCTTCTTCTATAAATGCTGCTTCTGCTTCTGCTTTACTTTGAGATTTACTTTGAGATAATATATCTAGCAAATTTGTGTATAGTTCTTTTTTATTCCAAATAAGAAAGGCAGCATCACCTATATTTATTTCGGCATCTTGCTCATCGAACTCAAAACTTGGATTTCTGGTTGGAGCTCTGCTTGGAATTGCTTCACCTGTGCCACGTGTTGTTGCAGTTGTTGAACTAACATTATTAATAAATTTTTTAATTCTTTGTAATTCAGAAAGGGATAAAACTTCAAAATTACTAACGTCATTTTTTAAAATTCCTATTCTCTCAATTGTTTTCTCGTTTTCTTGTTCAGTTGCTGCTTGTTTAGTGTTTATTCTAGTTTTTTCTCCTTGTATTTGAGAACGCAACGAATCAAAATCATAAAAACTCATATCTGGATTCTCATCTAATAATTTTTTTCTATATTTTTCTAATAAAAATATAATTAGTTTATTTTTTAAACTTTCATTAAAACTAGTTTCTGTCGAAATTTTGTGTATTATACCTAGAAAACGACTATTAAGTGTATCTTTTAGTTCTTCTCTCTTTTCCTTCGATATGGATCGCGATACCCTTTTAAGAATAGTATTATAGCTCTCTTTTAAATCTGTCAACATTGCATTTTGCAACTCGACATTCATGTCACCTCTGTCTTGCAACATATCTAAAATTGTGTCTTCATCTTTATCTTGAAAAAAAATTACTAATTTTTCTACAGCTTCTTCTACTTTAGTATCATCTGTTAGTGCTGCCATTAAATTATACAAATATAATATTATTTTTTTCCAAAGAATTTTGTAACACTTTGCATACCAGCTTTTTCATTATTGGTTTCTCTTAAATATTCGTCAAAGAGAAGACCCTTGATCTCTTTACAACGCAACGCTTCCAATTTCTCTTCAAATTTTTCCTTATTATCACAATATTCTTTTTGCAAAGTTTCTATAACCTTTTTAAATTCTCGAATCTTGGGTATCTTCTTATTCATTGTCCAAATCTTTTCCAACACTAGAGCAAATACTTGTTGTACCGGCTTCATAATTTGATTCGTAATATAAAACGAATAATCGATTTTAAGACCTTGTTCCGTAATAAACGTCGGCGTCTCTATTTTCTCGCCTTGAAGAGCCTTTTTATCTTTTGTCACTATGTAGACAAATGGAATTCTGTCTCCCGGTCCTGGTTTGTTACCGGGATCTCGCGCAGTAATCCTATCTGCCAACACTTTATGTGCTATTCCATTCGGATTTTTATATCCTGAACGCAGCGATTTGGTAATAATTAATTTGTCCATCGGATACTTTTCTTCTACAATGTTTTGTAAACAACATCGTAAGAAATCAATGGCTTCCTGAATATTTTGCTTCTTCATCAAGATGTCAATAATACCACCATAAATATCTTTTACGATGGGCGCATTATCACGACGCTTCAATACAATTCCCATTTCTTTTCTCTTGCACTTATTTGGATCCGTTTCATAAAGCATACCGACATATCGCTTTTTCGATAGCAAACAAAAGGGCATAAATGTCTTCTCGTATTCAAGATCATGTGGTCCCTTTAAGAAATTGGATGCTAAATGACCAGCTTCTTGAGCAAGTTCTATGGTAATTTCAAGTGCTTCTTTACCTCTAATAGGTTTTCCATCAGGTGTTTGAAGATTAAATGTAAAGAATACAGAATCGGTATTATGGACTATAAGATTTCCAATTCCTGCAGCGAAATGATGATTATCAGTTGTAAGATCATAAACATAACCTTCGTAAGGTATTTCTATTATATTGGTAATGTGTGTTTTCTCATTAATCTCACATTCCATTTTTTTTTGAATGCAAATTGTATTACTTTGATAATTATAATCTTCGTCATTATCATAGTAAAGATTATTTGTTAATTTAATTTGTACTGACCCTAATAAAGCTGCTGCTGTTGCTAAATATACTTGATCTTCTTTATAACATTTATTAAACGTTATTTTATCTCCCTTCAGATAATCTAAATTCAGATAATCTAAATCTAAATTCATGCCATATGGAAGAGGGTGATGTAATAATTCAATTCCAATTTTACAATCATTCGGACTAATCTCAGTTCCATTTGATAAAAGTAATGAATGATCATCTGTTACATCAACCAAACCAGTATTGGTCACAACACGCAACATTTTTTTATGATTTGCTAATTTATGCCTTATAACACGATATAAAGTTGTCCACCCTTTTTCTGACCACGATTCGATGTTTTCTAATTCACAAAATTCCTTTTCTTGTTTACCAGGTTCTCTACATGTAACCCAATTATTATTTCCAAATTTTTTAGCTAACTCTTCAATTGCGCATATAAAGATTATATTATCACCAGTTTTTCTTATTTTAATAGGAGTATAACTAGCAACACTATCACCATAAATATATTCTGCTTTTGTTAAAACAGGACCATAATTTGTAGTATCACATATTTTATCCATATATACCTCTTCAATAACTCGTTTTGCATAAGTTAGTAGTTTTCGCCCAGTTGCCGTCGTACATGCAGCAATATCTTTTTCATAAAATGTACTGGTTTTTGCGCCACATTGACCATACAATGAATTGGCAGTAACTTTGTAACCGAGCTGACGCTGATCCAGCACATTTTTCATGAATTCATCTTTTTCTTGAGGAATCAATTTTCTAGTATCTTTACGTGCTTTTAAAAGCTCCTTCAAAATAGAAGGCATAATTCCGACCACCTCGCCATTTACTTGTGGCTGCACAAATCGGCACATTTTGTAGCCATTGAGTACCTTTTCAGCGGCGGCCTTAGGATTCTTTCTTCTATATACATATGTATCATAATTGACATCCACATATTCATATCCTGGCAAATTGTCATAAATATAATTTCCGGCTTCATCTTTTTCACCCCATTCTTCTATCAAATTGCCGGCTAAATCATATTCGCGAGTCCACACCTTAGTATCGTGGGATAAATTCTCGCTAATCATCGAACTAGGATACAGCGATGCATAATCAACACATGCCACCGGGTTATCCAAATATAAATCGCATTTTGGATCTAGCACGATAGCACCTTCATACCCTTCATCTAGTCCGCCCTTTTCAATAACGGGCATCAAAGTGCGTTTTTCCCGGCATTTCTTGGCCACATAACTGGTCAGCTTAATTCCTTGCCCACGCATGACTAAGAAATTGATCGGCACACTGCAAATTTTGGCCATCTCAATAAATCCAGTCAAGATGTCCGATTTGTTAAATAAATAATGCACCAAGTTACAATCTTGAATACAATACTTTGCGATTATTGCGCGGTCATCTGCTGTGCCATTTGTCATCCGGAAAATATCTTTTGGTGTGACGTCATCCTTTGCTAAACACCAGCGGACTTTTTTAGAATCAAAGTCTGGTTTCACAATTCCTTCAATAATGAATTTTCCTGATAATTTATCTACATTAGTTACCATGAACTTTGCCCCATCTGCATAGTAATCGACAGAATGTCCGATTTCTTCAAAATGCACATAGCTGCCTACTAATAATCCAGTCATATTGGTCGTTTTTATAGTACTATTTTCTTCTGAAAGTTCAATTTCTTTCACAAAATCGCCAATAAAATTACCAGCAACGTAATCTAATTTATAAGAAATCAAATTGGCTTCACGACGATAAAAGTTGTATAAATCTACTTGTAGGCGGCCATTCATTTTAATAAAACGCAAATCATGTTGTCCGCTAGCAATTTGCAATGTACTTTCCTCTATGCAATATTTACCAGTTTGTTTATCCTTGGTTCCGCAAATTTCATCTACATTACGAGATAACTTTAAAAACTCTTCCACGCATTTATTTTCTTCTGCTCGGCGAAACATAAACTCATAATCAAAACCAAATATATTATATCCAATAACAATGTCTGGATTTTCACGCTGAACCAATTGTTGCCATGCCAATAATACTTCTTTTTCTGTACCATAACTTTCTACAACTGAGTTTTCTATTGGCATTGGAGAACATGTATTTAATACAACACAATGATTCAAATAAGGCTCTTGTTGACCATATTTCATAAAAGTTGACCCAATAAAAGTACATTTGTCGCCTTCTAATTTTGGAAATATTTTCATCAAAGATTCGTTCAATTCTCTTACTTTACCATCCCGTTCAAATTTTTTGTCGCAAAGAATATCTACGATAGTCGCTTTCTTATCAGTATAAGATTTCACATAGGAATGATAATCGTGGGAGTCTTCTTCTTCATCCAAGCCCATTTTTTCAAATAAATTTTCTATTTTTGCTGTATCTAATGTTTCGGTTTCATCATTTTTTGATAAGACCTGAATACATGTTTCTAGCCATTTTTCACACATAGTTTGCACATGTTCTTTAGATTTTGGATGTACCTTTGGATACACTAGATCTATTTGTTCCATTTTTTCGTATCCAAATGCGGCTAGTATAATACGACGTAATATATTTTTACAGAGTTCCCTTGTCATTTCTACTTTCAATCCTTCAAAATATTCTATAATGTTGGTAGCCAGCTTCTTATAGGTTTTGATAGGAATTGGAAAATCACCATGACTACTGGAAGCTTCAATATCAAAACTCATGATTTTATAAGGTACACGAGTCTCCTTTTCATTTAAAGGAATTATTTTTTTGTAATCAATTATAATGTTATAATCGCAATTTACCATTTTATCCACTATTCCTTTCTTTTTTGGAACAGCTACCCAACCAGAAGGACTTATATTTTGAATATGAAAGAAACGCAATAATGGTGGAATGTTGGCTTCATACAAAAGAATATTTGTATCATGAAAGTCAGTGTATCCATTTTTTAACAATGTATGACCAGATTTATAATCACTATACCATAAATTTTTTGCTTTATTGAAGGCGCCTATATTTGCAAATTCCAGGAAAACAAATTTGTGCTCTTTTCCTTCATCAAAACCATATAATTTTTTCCTTTTGATTATTTTACATTTTGTAATGGATTCTTGATAAAAGGAACCCACTTTTTCTTTTAAATGTGCAAGAAATTCGTCTTTTACTTGAATATTCCATGTGTCATTTACCAAGAGGTAAAAGAAAGGTCGAAATCCTTCTGCAATCAATGAATAGGTCTTACCTTGATCGTCTACACCAAACATCTGAATTTGAAAGGTAGATCTATCTTGATATACACGCTTCCCTTCATCGGATGAAGATGACTCTGGTTGACCCATTTCTCCTTTCAAAATATTAAAATCGACAAGTCTAAAAACGTATTCCATGGTCTTGGTTGATTATTGTAATTTCTATTTATTTCCTTTCTTTTTATTCAATTTTAAAATAAAATAATATATTAATGGAATTAGAAAAAATAAAACACAATTTGACTAGAGAACAATTTTTATTTTTTTGGGAATTACAACAAATATTAGATGTGCCCTTGTATTTTTTAGGAAGCATTGCTAGAAGTGATTTTATCAAAAATAAAAGTGACATTGATGTAGAAGTATTTTCTGATAATATTACCTCGATAAAAATGAAAATCTTATGTATTTTTAATTTAAACAAAAATTTTACTAATTATTTAGTACGTACAATAAATAATGTACCATTTTCATGTATTAAATATTATTTAAAAGATATAAAATGCAATACAGCTTTTGATTTTAGTATAAATCCAAAATGTAATCAAAATATTGTACTACAATATAGATATAAGCAAACAAACCTACCATATTCAGTAATAACTTTTTTTAATATAATAAAATTTTTACATCATCAGATAGGAATTATAGATACAACTATGTATATTGAATTAAAAACAAAATTTTGGAATTATTATATTCCTGAATTATCTCCTCTAGTGAAAATGAATGAATTAGAGTACAATACATATTACAATCAAGTATATCCAAACGTTGAGCATTTAGTGTAATTATACATTCTTTTTATTTGTAATAAAAACATAATAAAAACATAATAAAAACATAATAAAATGAATACAACCATCATTCAAGCCATTGCGGTATTTAATAATTCTAAAGTGAAAGGCTATGTTTTGTTTACTACACAAGACCATCAAATTCGCATTGATTTACAACTTACTGGATTAAAGCCTAATAGTGCGCACGGATTTCATGTACATGAAGCAGGTGATTTAACAGATAAATGTACTAGTATGTGTGCTCATTTTAATCCATATGGAAAAACACATGGTTGTCCTGGAATGAAAGAGAGACATGTTGGCGATTTAGGTAATATTCAAACGAATTCAAAAGGAGAAGCCAAGTATCACTTTTTCGATGATGTTATTAAACTTAGAGGAACTAAGTGTAATATTATTGGAAGAGGTTTAATTATTCATGCTGATGAAGATGATTGTGGGCAAGGTGGAGATGCTGAAAGTTTGAAAACTGGAAATGCCGGAAAAAGAATTGCTTGTGCTGTGATTGGATATTCGAAACAAAATTTCAAATAAATTTGTTTATTTTTCATGGTAAGCGGAATATAAAAATGATAATCCTATAATGATGCTAATTACTGCAGTAATATATTTAATTGTTTTTTTACTGATTTCATTCTTTTTATCAGTAATAAATCTTGACCCAAGATAACTTCCAATGATCATCGTAATAACGAGTGTAAAGGCAAATGGATAATTGATTAAATTTGCATTATAAAATTCATAGACCGAGCCTAATGTTATAGGAAATAAGTTCAAAAACAATATACTACCTAAATTGCTTTTAAATTGTCCTATATTTAAAGAATTTAGTACTAATAAACTTAAAGAAATGGGATTGATGCCGGTAATTCCTAGACATAGACCGCATATTATTCCAATGATTATGTAAACAATATATTCAAACATATATATTATAATATACTATATTTATTTTCTGCCATATTTACAATGTTGTTTTTGTGAAAAACCTTTGGGTTTCTTACAATTTATACTTCTTTTGTATTTTAACGACCATTTTCCGCCGGACATATTATATTTTTTACTTTTATTATAAGTTTTATTATGAGTTTTATTATAAGTTTTACTTTTATTATGAGTTTTATTATGTTTTAAAGTTTTATTATGCATTTTAGGTGTATTGCCGCACTTTAAATGAATCCATTCAACAAAGGAATCTATTGTTCGATCTTTTTTACTAATGCTACAATCTTCATAATTTTCTTCTTGTTGGTTACAAATAAACTTCATGGTAGGAAACCCAGTAGGTTTTGTTTTCAAATTAGCTAATTTTTCGGCTAAAGTATAATCAATGGCTGCAATAACAATGTCTTTTCTTTTTAAAAATGAATTACTGAATACATTGTTTAATTTTGACCATTCCGGACGTGTAGCATTACAAGGCCCACACCCTTCCATAAAAATAAGTAAGAACGTTTTAGTATGTTTGTTGCCAAGATAGGAGTCTAATTTGGCTACTAGATCACATTTACCATCCATACAATTTTTTCTATCAATATGCATAAAAACCATTTCTATTAAATAAATAGAAAATATTCTTTTACAATTTTATCCTAATATAATATATTATAATGTCATTACTTATTTTTTTATTTATAGTAGTATTTTTAATTGGTTTGTTTTTTTACGCAAAAGGAAATGATTTATCTTTTTCTTTTTCGGAAGGATTTACTCCAGAAAATTCACAAGGTCCTAGATGTCCGAATTTGTTGATTCAAAAAGGTTCACGTTTTTATTTATACAATTCTAAATTAGCACAAGTGCCTGGAGTAAACCCAATTGAATTTGATAATTTAGAAGATTATTCTGAATTCTTAGATTGGCAAAGGAGTCAGAATATAAGATGCCCTGTATTGTATTTACAAGAAACATATGACGCTCAAGGTAATAAAGTATATAAAACGAGACCAAGTATTTATGAACTACAAGCAGGATTACCACCATCTATAGCAAGTTCTTCTGGAGAAATGATTTTGGAATCGAATTTAGGAACACCTGATGTGCCTGCTTATCCCAATCCTACATTATTAGTAGATGCCACTCGAAATGATCCGCCTTATAATCAAAATTCTTATCCAGCACACGACCAAACAGATTATTATATTGGCACAACCACGCCTCTAGATGTTATGAATATCGTAGAAGAACAAAAACCAGTAAGTCCGGATCCTATGCAATCCAATTGGGGTGGTTCTGCTTATACAGAAAAATTAGTCAACAAAGGGTATTATGAGGATAATGAAGTCTACATTTATTAATAAAATTATGGATGTTTGTCTACAAATTTTAATACATTGTTTAATGCTGCTCGTGCATTGTTCAAGTTCCCCATTGTTGCAAAAGAATTTGTAGGATTTTTCATATCAGCAGTTAATACACCTTTTAACATGCTATAATTTAATAAATTATCCATTTCAACAATTATTCTTTCGTATTTTTTACGATAGTCCGCATTATTAATACTCAACTCATCTTTCAATTTTGTAGTTGCTTGCTGCAGTGATGCAATAAAAGTATCAGCATTACTTGCAATTCCATTTTGTCTTGGTGTATTATTGTTTCTATCGTTGTTTCTATTGTTTCTCATACCTTCTATAGAATCTTCTATATAATCAGTTCTAAATATAAAATAATATACTCCTAAAATGATTACTATAAATAATAATATATTCATCCAATGTTGTTCCATATACTATATATTTTTATTTTTTTAATAGAAATTTTACAATATTTGTCACACTTGTCTTGTTTATTTTTCGACTACCACCTTTTGCATTGGTACAAGTAATATTGTTTAAACATTCTGAATTCAGATCCAATTCCTTGATTAGATTAGCAATCGATTTATATTTTTCCATAATTGTCAAAGCAGTATTTGAACTAACCCCTGGGATTTGACAAAGCATTATTTCGTCTATATTGTCTATTGTAATGTTTTCTTTCTTCACTTTTTTTACCACATTTACATAATCTTTTTCTACATTCATACCCGACGTTGCACTCATACCCGACGTTCCACTCATACCCGACGATTCACCCACATACACTTCTGTTTTTGCTTTTTCTAAAGCATTTGCATAATAAGGCGTTTTTGTTAGATCCTTGCCTATTTTATAAGCACTATTGCAAACTATAGTTGCGGTTTCAGCTAAAGAAAAAGATCTAAAAACGGAAAACCCTTTGTAATAATGGAGAGAAAACATGGCAGAATAAAGGGTAAGTTTTTCAGATCCCAGCCCATTTTCCGATTTAAATCGATTTGCCTTATTGACATCACCTTCGATTAAATAAACAATGTTATGATTATGGTAAGAAGAACCATTAAGTCTATAGGATTGCTCTTCATATCTGCCATCTTTGATGCTGGCCAATAAATCGCTTACTGACTTTCTCTCTATGATCAATTTATCTTCTTTTTCATCTGATATAATAATGTCGCCAATAGGAAGAACTTCACTTTTGACAATGATATTCTTGAAGATAGGAACATTTGTTATCAATTGATTTACTTGTTGCAACAAATCGCTTTCTCGCACATCAATACGGACAATCATTAGTTATTAAATAATTTAATAAATTGTTATTAAATCATTTTACAAACAAATATTTTAAAATAAATAAAAAATTGTACAATATATGTTTTAACCCATATGTCCGCTAATAGTAGCGCGGTATCCAGTTTGTTGCGTTTGAATTGTTCTGTTAGGGATACAGAAGCGAGGGAGAGTTTGGGGAGCACCAATCAACATGGTATTGCTCGATAAATACCATCCAACACGGGGGGCAATTCCCGCCTTTTTATTTCCTCCACAAACGTTTGTACGATTAACAATTGATGCAGCATTGCGTGCGGCTTTTCCGGCAGAATATAAAACCATATTATAAACTAGATAAAGATAATAATTTTATAATATGAATTAATTAATTTTATTCTAAATACTTGAAAATAAACCCACCAGCAGTTTTTCTATAGTTAGTAATTACTGCCCAAATATTATTTTTATGTATATTTAATTCTTTACTTGCTTCAGCTATTGAATTAAAAATTTTTATTATTTTCATATCTAATCCATATTGAATAACATTTCTTCCTTTATTATTTAATTTAACAGATTCATAATGACTATTATCTTCTAAATACTTGAATATAAAACCTCCCGCGCTTTTATTTTTATTAGTTAACACACCTCTTATATTAGAATTTCCAATATTTAATTCTTTTACTGCTTCTACTATAGAATTAAAATCTTTTATTTTATTCATTTGTAAGTCATATTGAGTTATTTTTCTTGTAAAATTATTCCCTAAACCAATTTGAAATTTGTGTAAATTATTTTCAGAACATGTATTCCATTCTAAATTTGAAACTAAATTATTTAATTTATTTCCATCTTTATGATTAACCTGTTCTTTATTTTCTGGATTTTCAATAAATGTTACAGCAACTAAATGATGCATTGTGTATGTTTTATTATGTATATAAACTCTAATATACCCATTATCATTCACTTTATAGTTATTCATAATTGTCCCAAAACTATTCTTAAATCTTCCTAAATTAGAAACAAAATATTTTTTATCTTGCATATCAACATTTTCTAAAATAACTTGTTTCCATATTTCATTTTCTAAATCATTATTTGCTTCATATTTCCACTTAAATTTATATGCTAATTTTGATAAGCCATTTAAACAATTACCTATAGAATTGCGACCATTATGAATTGTTTTTGTATATCCATTTTGAAATGCCCAAGTGCCAGCTAATTCTATTGAATTGTATTTTTCTAATATTTCATCAGTATCCTTATCAATTCTAAATAAAGGTTTATTTTTATTACATGTTATTTTAACACCTTCACATCTATGAATATTATTTTCTTTTCTTGTCATCCAATTTAAATTATTAATATGATTATTCAATTTATTTTTATCTTTATGATTTACATCTGATTTATTTTCAGGATTTTCAATAAAAGTTAATGCTACCAACCGATGAACTTTAAGTGTTTTTTTACAAATTTCATTTGTTAAACTAACATGATAGTATCCACTTTTTCTGCATAGTTTCATCATTTTGGTTGTTTTATTATTTCTAACATTACCAAAATTACTAACATCATAATTTGGAAATTGATTGATTGTTCGCCACTCTTCCATTATATAATATACCATATTCTATAATCTTTAAGTCTATTTCATTTTTAATAATAATTTAAACAAACTTAAACCCATCTTGTCATATTATACATACATTATGGCGACGGAACAACAATTATTACGTGACGACGATATTATCAAAACTGAAGAAGGTCTCGTCTTCAATCCGTATAACCCACTGAATGTTAAGATTACATTAAGCGAAGTTCAATGTATTCTTTCCAAATATGGGATACCAGCGGAAGTAGATAATATGGCTTTATATGAGCGCGCTTTTGTTCATCGCTCTTATACCAAACGGCCCAGTTTTGAGAATGTACAACAAAACATTACTATTGTGGAAAGGCCGCATGATTGTATGCCATTAAGTAGTAAATCGAATGAACGATTGGAGTTTCTAGGTGATGGTGTCCTCGAATGTGTCACCAAATATTTGCTGTATAGACGATTCCCGAAAGCAGACGAAGGATTCATGACGGAAAAGAAAATTGCTATTGTAAAGAATGAAGCCATTGGCAAAATTGCATTAGAAATGGGGCTCTACAAATGGCTCATCTTGTCGAAACATGCCGAAGAAAAGAAAATACGCACCAATTTAAAGAAATTAGGTTGTTTATTCGAGGCTTTTATTGGCGCCTTGTTTTTAGATTTTAATAAAGTTGTTGTAAAAGATTACGAAAATTGGTTTCAGTCCATGTTTGTGACGGGCCCTGGTTTTCAAATGGCGCAAAAATTCATTGAAAACGTCTTTGAAAAACACATAGACTGGGTGGCCTTGATTCAAAACGACGACAATTATAAGAACATATTACAAGTGAAAATTCAGAAAGCATTTAAAGTTACTCCACACTATTTAGAAATGGAACATGATCCCGAATTAGGTTATAAAATGGGTGTCTACTTATGTCTAGGCCAACAAATTCATCAAGTTGTGCCATCAGACGCCATAAAAATGAATTTTAAAAAGATACAAGAATTTGTTTCTGAAAATGACGGAAAAGCCTTTATTTTTCTGGGAGAAGGTCAACATAAAATTAAACGCAAAGCAGAGCAAATTGCATGTAATGAGGCTTTACAAGTGATGGAATTAGAAGAATAGAAATTATAGTATACTTGTTTTTTCCTTGTAAATAGTATAATATTCTATAGAATCATTATCAGAATGAGTGACTTCCAACAATGGTTTAGATTTTATTGGGAAAAAATAATAAAAACAATGTTCTATACATTTCAACATATATAAATATATAAAAATAAAAATTTATATATTTTAAATATATAATGAATCCTTTAGCATCCATAAAAGAAAAAATGATGATTAAACCAAAGTTAGAAGAGGTAGATCGTGTTGAAATAGTTCTAAAAGAAGAACCTGTATCTAAAAAAGGAAAATCGTTGATTGAATTTAAAAAAGATTCTGGTTTTGATCGAGCAGAACTTTTAACTAGACGGGCACAAAATAAAAAACTTAAAGTCACTATAAAGCCCGTGTTAGAGGTTACTGAAGAAAAAAGTATTGTACCTGCACCTGTTGTAGAACCAATCCAAAGAGCTAAAAAATTAGAAGGCAAAAAGAGAATTATTATCGAGCCAGAAGAGGAAGAAATGATAGAAGTAAAAGTCCCTAATGAAGATGAAGGAGATGAAGGAGAAATACTTTTGCGACCTAAAAAGAAGGTGTATTTCCCTGAAGAAGCAGAAGCAGTTATACCTATTAAACTCCCCAAAGAGAAAAAACGACTTACAAAAAAAGTGGAAAAAGGAGTCGCAGTTCTTGGTCCAGAAACGATTGTTGAATTTGGAGATACTGATTTGAGAAAACGTTTACCTAAAAAAGAGCCACCTGTAATCATCAAAGTTTCCAGCTATTACATGAACAATCGAGAGAAATTTGTAAATTTTATTAATTCTCTCTTTGAACCTTACAAACAAGAATTGCTCGAAAATGAAGAAAATATATCGTGTGATATCATAGGAAAAACCAGTACCAATTTTTCTTTATTAACACACCAAAAAATTGTCCGAGACTATATGAATTTGTACACGCCTTATCGCGGACTCTTATTGTATCATGGGTTAGGATCTGGCAAATGTCATGCAAAAGGAACACCAATAATGATGTCAGATGGAAGAATAGAATTAGTTGAAAATATTAAAGAAGGTGATTTTTTAATGGGAGATGATTCAAAACCTCGAAGAGTAATTTCTTTAGCAAGAGGAAAAGATAAAATGTATGATATTATATCTGTTAAAGGAGAAACATATAGAGTAAATCAAGAACATATATTATGTTTAAAAGCTTCCGGCTTTCCAAAAATTTGTAGAAATAATCACAATAAAAACACAAATTATAATATACAATGGATTGAAAATAATCAATTTCAATCAAAAACATTTACTTTCAATACTAAAAAAAATAATGAAGAACAAATGAAAGAAAATGCAAATATTTTTTATAGAGAAATTTTGAGTAAACAAGAAAAAAATAATAATGTTATTGAAATTTCCGTCAATGATTATTTAAAATTATCTAATAAAAAAAAAGGATTATTAAAAGGATATAAAGTACCTATTTACTTTACAGAAAAAGATGTGCCAATTGATCCATATATGATTGGATATTGGTTAGGCGATGGAACTAGCTATACATCTGAAATAACTAGTCAAGATTCAAGGGTATTATATTATTTTGCAAAAGAGCTACCAAAATATAAACTATTTTTATCGCATAGACATAAATACACATATGGTATTACTGGCAATGGTAAATATTATAATAATGTGTTTTTAAATACTTTGAATGAATTCAATCTTATTAATAATAAACACATACCAGATATTTATAAGTGTAACTCTAGAGAGAATCGTTTGAAACTTCTAGCAGGATTATTGGATAGTGATGGTTATTTAAATAAATCTGGTAATGAATTTGAATTAAATTTGGAAAAAAATGAAAAACTAATGGATGACGTAATTTATCTAGCAAGAAGTCTGGGGTTTGCTTGTTATAAATCTGAAAGGGATACATCATGGACATATAATGGAGAAAAAAAATATGGTAATGCATTCAGAATTAATATTAATGGTATTGGATTAGAAGAAATACCAACACAAATACCAAGAAAAAAAGCTAGTCCAAGAAAACAGATAAAAGACTGCTTAGTTACTGGAATAGATGTACAATATGTTAAAGAAGATGACTATTATGGTTTTATGATTGACGAAAATTGTAGATATGTAATGGGAGATTTTTCAGTAACTCATAACACGGCCACATCCATTGGAATTGCAGAGGGTATGAAAGACTCCAAACAAGTAATTATTATGACTCCTGCCTCTTTACGAGCAAACTACATAGAAGAGCTGAAAAAAGCAGGCGATTTGCTTTATAAAAGAAATCAATTCTGGGAGTGGATTTCACTCGATCAGTATCCAGAAGCACTTCAACCCATGTCGGCCGTTTTAAATCTTCCACAAGAATATATTCGAAGACATAAGGGCGCATTTTTTATCAATGTTACGAAACCATCAAATTATGATGAATTGGATGATAATGCCAGAACAATTTTGGAAGAACAATTGAATGAAATGATTCGCGCCAAATATAAGTTTATTAATTATAACGGATTAAGAGCTCAACGTTTATCAGAAATGACATCTAATTTTACGCGTAATATTTTTGATAATGCGGTAATCGTTATTGACGAGGCTCATAATTTAATTAGTAGAATTGTAAATAAATTAAAGAGAGAAACTGACATTTCCGGAGAAGAAAAAAGAAAAGGTAAAAAAAAAGAGAAAGAAGAGGAAACAGAAGAAAGTATTTTTGGCGAAGAAACACCCATTAGTTTATCAACAAAATTATACTATATGTTATTGAGAGCAAAAAATGCACGCATTGTATTATTAACCGGCACCCCTGTAATTAACTATCCAAATGAATTTGCAATTCTTTTCAATATTTTACGAGGATACATCAAAACATGGCATATTCCTTTAAAAATAAATACTGATAACAAAATAGACAGAGAAACCATTCATAGTATGTTACTTGGAGAGAAATCATTCGATTATTTGGATTATTCTCCTTCTAGCAAAGTATTAACTATTACTAGAAACCCATTTGGATTTACAAACAAAATCAAAGTCGAATCCGGATATCAAGGTGTTACAAATTACAAAAAAAATAAAAGTGGTGAAATGGCATTTGATTCGGATTTCTTATCGGATGATGATTTCGAAAGAAAAATATTTAGTATTTTAAAAAGAAATGATATTGAAGTTATTTCACAAGGAATAAAAGTTATAAATAAAAAAGCATTACCTGATGATTTAAATGAGTTTATGGCTCGTTATATCGGCGAAACAGATAGGAAGTTGAAAAATACAGACGCATTAAAACGACGTATATTGGGTTTATCTTCTTACTTCAAAAGTGCACAAGAAAGCCTTTTGCCGAGATATAATAAAATGCTAGGAGTAGATTACCATATAGTTCGTATTCCTATGAGTGATATTCAATTTAAAATTTATGAATCTGCTCGTAAAGAAGAGAGAAAAATGGAAAAACAAAAACCAAAAAATACCACTTCTGAATTATTTGAAGAAAAAGCGTCTACATATCGTATTTTTTCACGATTATTTTGTAATTTTGCATTGCCTGATAGACCTATTCCTAAAACAATTAAAATGGAAAAATCATTTGAAAGAATAAAAGATGAAATGGGTATTGATATGGCATTTCTTAAATTAAAAGAAAAAATGAAACCTGTATTTGATGCTACTTTGAGTAAAATACCGGATCATAGTGAAAAAAGAGATTGGGAAATAAAAATAGATGCTGAATTACGTTCTTATGTGAAAGATGTGATTAATGCTAATAAAAAAGGGGAAAAAGTTTCTGATAAAAAACTTATGAATATTATGAGTGATCTTCAAAAAGTTGAAGAAATAGTTACAAAAACAAAGAAGAAAAAAGAGAAAAAAGAAGAAGAACTTGAAAATATTGGTAAAAGATTAGAAGCCTTTGATTTAGAGCAAGCCTTACAAGAATCTGGACACAAAGTTGAAGCAGATAAACCTGAAGAAAACGATACTATGATAACCTTATTACAACAAGCAAGAAAAGAAGAAAAAAGACAAGATTTACAAGATGAGCGCGAAGGTGAAATTGAAGGCGACGAAATTCTTGAAAAAATAGGCGGTACCACCTACAAAGAGAGATTAGATGCTGTTTTAGAAGATGTTAAGGAACACTCTGCTGATTTCTTAACACCAGAAGCATTGCAAATATATAGCCCAAAATTTTTGCATATTCTTGAAAATATCCAAGACCCAGAATACGAAGGATTACATTTGGTCTATAGTCAGTTTAGAACTTTGGAAGGAATCGGGCTTTTCAGTTTGACATTGGAAAAGAATGGGTTTGCACGTTTTAACATCAGAAAAAATTCAATGGGTTTATGGCAAATTGATATTTCCGAAATAGATGAAGGAAAACCAACTTATGCTTTATACACAGGTACTGAAACTTCCGAAGAAAAAGAAATTATTCGACATATTTACAATGGTGAATGGGATGAAATTCCAGAAAGTATTGCATCTGTATTAAGAAGTAAGTATAACAACAACAACATGGGAGAAGTCATCAAAGTATTTATGATCACATCTTCCGGTTCAGAAGGTATCAATTTAAGAAATACTCGATATGTTCATATTATGGAACCTTATTGGCATCCTGTACGCACAGAGCAAGTGATTGGTCGTGCACGTCGTATATGTAGTCATAAAGCTCTTCCAGTTGCCTTACAATCGGTAGAAGTATTTGTCTATTTAATGATTTTTACGGAAGCGCAATTGAAGTCAGATGAAGCGATTGAATTGAAAAGAAAAGATTTGAGCAAAGCATTTCCACATGTTCCTCAAACAAGCGATCAATACTTGTATGAAATTTCGGAAATAAAAGCAGGACTCACTTCTCAGTTGACAGATGCAATTAAACAATCGTCTTTTGATTGCTATATTTATTCCAATGGAAAGTGTGTGAATTTTGGTGATCCAACCAATGATAAATTCACGTATGTTCCAGATTATGCAAATCAGCAAAATGATGCAACTGCACAAGCAAATAAAGAAGCTATTGAATGGGTTGGAAAAACAATAGTATTGAATGATGTAGTATATGTTTATAGACGAATGAGTAATACATTGTTAAATATTTATGACAAAGCCAGTTATGAAGCTGCTTTGCAAGATCCTTCTATTGTTCCACTACAAATAGGAACATTAGAAAAAAATGAACGTGGGGAAGATGTTTTTAAACAACTAGTCACATAAATGAATTTGCACTATAATAGCATTGAAAACATAAATTCAATAAGGTGTTTATCTTCAGGAGATAAATTTTCATAATTATTATATTGATCGTTTATAAAACATATGGTTTTATCATAATAAATTTTTGATTGTCTATGCAATATTTGTAATATTTTTGGGTATGTTTTTTCTTTGAATACAATAAATCTCAATCCAACATTCCTAACATTATGAGGATAATTCATCTTGGGACTATTTGCCAGCAATGTTTGAAACAACATAAAAAAACATATTATAAAATGAATTAGATACATGAGTATTACTTTTACTTCTATGTATATGTTTATTATGTTTTAATAAATATATTTTCTCTCTTTTACTATAATTTTTTTTCCAAGAGACTGATGATTTGATCTATTTTTATATGATATGTATTTATTGTGTCTTCAATATGTTTTAATCTCTCTTCTATAGATTTTGGCGTTTTTTCTTCTTCCTTTAATGTGAGCGTTATATTTTCCAAATTCGAAGGAATTTTTTTCAATTTGCTGAAAATAGTTTCTTCCATAGTTGGCAAATAAAATTCTTCGTTTTCACCCCATGACACATTTTTTCCTTTTTCTTCAGCTACATCGTTTGATATAAATTTTTCACTTTTCAAGGATGTTTTTTGTGGTTTCAACCATTGTTCTGCTTTTTCCAACTGATTACGATTTATGTTTTCTATATCGTAATTTCTTTTTTCGGTCATTTCTTTTATTATTTTATCCATTTCTGTTATAGGTACATCCGTAAATTTATCTGAAAAATCCAATTTATTGGGCACTGGTAATGCCATCGCATTCGTAAATTCTTCTTGCTTTTTTGTAAATTCAGATTCGAATATGGTTTTTTTCTCATTTTGTATTTCTTCATAAGTAATAGCTTCTTTGGTTTCCAAATCTGAATAAATTTTAATTTTGTTAGAAGGGTAATTTTTTTTAATATGTTGTAATATAATGATGATATATTTTTTATTTAAATCAATAAGGGTATGTACTTTTTGTTTTTCTGTTTCGAAAAATCCCTTTGCATTTTCCACAAATAATCTAAATACAATGCTTTGATTTTCCTTTGTTAAAAATTTAAAAATATCTTCGCTTGTAATTAATTCCCAAAGCATATTCATATTTTCTTTACTTAAAAATGTTTCTATAGACATAAATATATAAATATATAAATATCTATTTATATATTTTTAAATAAAATATGTATACTTTTATATTTTCTCTCTTTATTCTTACAAAGAATCATTAAAATAAATATGACGAAATTGTTGCATATATTTGTCTTTTAATATATGTGTTTTTAAATAATGTTCCGTCATTTTATCTTCCAACATATGAACTATAAAAAAGAGACAATAAATACCACATTCAGTGTTACCATATTGATGTTCAATTCCTTCATTACTATCTACTTCAAAATCCATTTTTGGCATCATTGAATTTCCTTCATCTATAATGCGATTTATTAAAATGGTGATTTCTTTTGGCGGCTTATCTCCTGTACTATCAAAAAAGAATATTTTTCTTTTTTTTATATTGATAAACATAGAAATCCAATGTTCGCCTCCTTTATTATGCGGATCTGTGTTAAATATAATGCCTATTTTTGTTTTGCCTCTTTTGATTTGCTCTTTTATACTAAAATGACACAATTCATCCCAAACGCATTCGCCATATAATTTTTTGGTATCAAAATCAATGGGAGAAGGACCAATAAAATCGAAACATTTATATGCTTTTTCATATTGTTTCATTACTTTCATAATATCTGTACTTGAGAGCCACGTATTCGGGTTTTTTTTCCATTCTGATGGTGATTCTGGCGCAAAAGAATCTGATACATCACTATCTACTTGTCCAAACGCAGCCTTTTGTTTTAACCAACATGATTCTTTTTTACAAACACCACTTAAATGCTTACTAATTTCTTCGTGAATTTCTTTTGGAGAACTGCTTTGAATCTTTACATCTGGATGGCGAGCATTCCATAAATTCCTTAATTTATACAACGACTTATTTGTATAACATGAAAATTCATTCATTTCACCTTTTGGTTTTGGACTACAATTGACTTTTGCTAATTTTATTACTTTTTTATATTGTTTTCCTATTGTTTTATTTTGTTTTTTTATTTTTTGCTTCCTTGTGTTCATTTTTATCCTTGTGTTCATTTTCATCCTTGTGTTCATTTTTCTCCTTTGTGTCTTCATATAATTTATATTTATTATTTATCTTGAGAATCACTTTTTTTAAACATTATATTTGTTAACTCACTTTTGGATTTTTTTGCATAAGACTTGGATTTGGCTTTTTGTTCTTTTGTACCTTCATTAATGGGGGAAAATATTAATACTTTATCTGCTTCTAAATTATTTTCTGCTTGATTTATTTCATTGAAGGAAATATCTTGAACTTGTTCCTGATTTTCTTCTGTAAAAACAAAATCTTTAAATTCTGCTTGTATAAGCTCATGATTGTCTTTTATTTTAAAATATTGTATAGATGCGTTTACATAATTGTTGTATGCGTATTTTACATCCATAGGTACATCTTCGGGTTCTGAACCAGTTATAGTTTCCTTAAATAATTGAAAAATTCGTTTTTTGTATATTTTGCGTTCTTCTTTATTGACTTGTGCTATTTTTTTATTTTGAACATGATCTTTGTACATCTCTTTATTCAAAAGATAATCTAAGGTAATTTGGTCGACGAAATCCACTTTTAGAAAAAGTGGAGCAAAAAAAATCAAGAATTTTACTCCACTTTTTCCACTTTTAGAAAAAGTGGAGCAAAAATATTTTTCCACTTTATCCACTTTTAGAAAAAGTGGAGCAAAAATATTATTCCACTTTTTTCCACTTTTAGAAAAAGTGGAGCAAAAATATTATTCCACTTTTTTCCACTTTTAGAAAAAGTGGAGCAAAAATATTATTCCACTTTATCCAAGATGTTTGGCTCCACCTTTCTTAAAGGTGGATAATGTTTGGCTCCACCTTTCTTAAAGGTGGATTTACTTCGTTAAATCGCGGACTTGTACTCTTGTACTATTGTTGAATAGATTTACACCCAATACATTTTCATCTGGATTCGGATTAAAACTAGCAAATGCATCATTTTTAAACAATAATGAATGCGGATTCGGCTGTGTAATGGTCTTGAAATTATAATCATATAAATCACTTTTACTAGAAGGTACATATACTGCTTGACTACATTTTTGCAATGCATAAATTTGATTCCTTAATTCGGATTCCTTATTGATATTTGATGCAAACCCAGACCACGGAGATGTAGTATTTCCAGGATTAAATACACTATGAACATTATAGGTAGGCGTTTGTATAAGTGGTACCTTTATTTCTTTTCTAGGGTCCACAATCGGAAAATAAGAATATTTTGTCAATACAGGTCTCACATCTAAATAAGGTTGAAGAACCTGGGAAGGTATATTTCTGTCATAAATTCTTGTATTGGTTTCTTGATGCATTTGTGCAACACTTTGTTCACAAGGTGGATTCATTGATATACATATACATATAATTTTTTACACTTTTAAATTATTTAAAATACATATAAAGAACTATTCCTATATAGTAATAAGACATGTGTGGTATTTTTGCGTTATTAAACAATGACACTATACAAAATCGAATAGTAAACAATGAGTTTATGAAAGGAAGAAGACGGGGTCCAGAGTTTTCTAAATTAGAAATAAATTACATTAAAATGATCCTAGGGTTTCATCGACTAGCCATCAATGGTCTAAATGAAGCATCGAATCAGCCTCTTGTTATCAACGATATTGTCTTGATTTGCAATGGCGAAATTTATAATTATAAGGAGTTGTATACATCTATGGGTATTTCTGCTAAAACTGGCTCCGATTGTGAAGTGATTATACACCTTTATCTGAAATATGGCATTGAACAAACACTTATCATGCTAGATGGTGTATTTTCATTTATTTTATATGATAATCGAATTCATGATGGACTAGAAAATAACATATACGTAGCTCGCGATCCATATGGTGTGCGACCTTTATATTATTTGAAAGACAATATGAGTTCCCTCTATGGTTTCGCCTCGGAGCTGAAATGTTTAGAACATTTTTATAACATAAATCCAGAGCAATATAGCATTCAGCATTTTCAACCTGGCACTTATAGCGTATTTAAATTATCCAATAAAGTATGTTCTAGATGGACATTGATGAAAGAAAATGTTTTGTATTTTGTACCTTCCTTTTCTCATACTCATTTGGAACCCATGGTATTGTATGACTTGTATCAAAATGTTTCTGCCTATTTGATCAATGCTGTAAACAAACGTTGCTTGACTACGGAGCGCCCCATTGCTTGTCTTCTTTCTGGTGGATTAGATAGTAGTTTAATTGCAGCCCTTGTTTCGGAATATTATAAAAACAATCATTATGATCGACCACTCGAAACATATAGTATTGGTCTAGAAGGGTCTGAAGATTTAAAATATGCTCGCATAGTTGCAGACTATATTGGCAGCAAACATCATGAAGTGATTGTTACTGAAAACGACATGTTTAATGCTATTCCGGAAGTAATTGAAGCCATTGAAAGTTATGATACGACTTCTGTGCGAGCAAGTATTGGAAACTATTTATTGGGCAAATACATTGCGGCGCATTCTGAAGCCAAAGTGATTTTTAATGGCGACGGATCCGATGAATTGTTTGGCGGTTATTTGTATATGAATAAATGTCCAGATGATATAGAGTTTGATAAAGAAACGCGGCGATTATTAAAAGACATACATTTGTTTGATGTGCTGCGTTCGGATAAATCCATATCATCGAATGGTCTTGAGCCAAGGACGCCATTTTTGGATAAGAGTTTTGTAAATTATATATTATCTATTCCTGTATATTATAGAAATCATGCAAATAGCATTGATAAAATAGAAAAAACATTGCTGCGTACATCATTTTCGCAAGATGTATACAAAAATTCAAATGATCAATCTTTGCTACCTGATTCCATTCTTTGGCGCAAAAAAGAAGCATTTAGTGATGGTGTGAGTAGTCAAGGTCGCTCGTTATATCAGATTTTACAAGAAAAAATAGCAAACAAGTTAAATTCTGAATTGATAGAAAACACATCCTTTGCGCCTTCGATTGAAACAGAAAAATATTATTACAAACGAATTTTTGATTCATTTTTTCCAAATTGTCAATCTATAGTGCCCTATTTTTGGATGCCCAAATATACGGATGCAACTGACCCAAGTGCAAGAACGTTGACTTTTTATGAAAAATAAATTATTTATCTTTATATATAATGTTTCATAAAAAACAATTGCATACTATTCAAGAAAAATTTTTTAATATTTTTATTATGTTATCATGGGGTTTACTTATTATTTCTGCACTTGGGTTTTCTACTGCAAGTACATCTACATTTTTGAATGATTTAGATTATTATGTACGAATATATATTTGTTTATTCTTAATGTGGCGATTTCATCCATTTAGATCCCATTATGAATTTACTGATTTAGATCGAAAAATTGCTTTTAGCGCTGGATTATTTATTTTGACAACGACTACATTAAATGAATATTTATTGGATGTAGAAAAACAATTAAAAACTTTTTTATAAATTTATAATATATGACTTCTAATTACATTGATAGTGGATATAGCTATATTGATCAATCAGGTGGCACTAGTCATGCACCTGGCATAGATATTTATAATGTTGTAAATACTCCTGGTGTATATAAATTAAATGGAAACGCTACTGTATTAGCAAACTTATTAGCAATACCATGTTCTTTATCATATGACACAGGTGTTGATGATGCATATATAGTATATCCAGGTTTTGCAATACAATTATTTCAAGGTGGTTCGTTTTTTGCTGCTGGTACCGCTAGTAGATCCTGGATTTATTGTAATTATTCAAATAGACCAGTATTGTATTCAACTATGAACAATAACAACAATCCAATTTTTCCAACTGATTGGTTTAATGGTAGTAGTTCTCAGACGCTCCAAACACAAACTGGTGCCCGTTATGGAGCGAATACTAGTAATAGTATAAGAGTATGGTTTAGAGGAACTGAAGTTTTATCTGCATATAGTTCATCTGCTTGTCCTGATAGTATTACAGACCCTGCTGTAATTAGAATTTTTACAGGACCATAATTATTTTTTACTGCCTCATAGTTTTATTTTTTCTTTTTTCTCTCCGTTTTTTCATCGTCTTATTTTTTTTGGGTTTGTCATTGAAAAATGTTTGCAAATGGCTGATAACGTGTTTGCCAATGATTTTATCCAAAGCATATTCTTTAGGTTGTTTTTCTATACAATTGTATTTGTAAAGTTTCCATTGTTCGTGCATACTTTGTCTGAAAAAATCTTCTTCTAAATGCAGGCTGTCTTTTAATGGCGACTCTAGTATTCGTTTCAGCATTTCTTCAAATGCAATATCATGATAATATGGTTTTATATTTATATAATACACATGGTCGTTTGCCATTCCTGGGTGAAAAACATCATCTAAGAAACAAATTTCGGCATGTAGCGGTAACTTTGTACATCTAATAAAATCTTGATGTGTTTTATTATGTGTTGTTCTACATATTTCTACATGTTTTCCATTGATTTTGAATGCAGCAATAATTTGGTCTATTATAGAAGCTCCTATTTTATCTTCGAAATATTTTATAATATGCTGAACCCATTCACGAGGTCCATTGTTATTGGTATAAATCATCATTTTATGACAGCATTGGGATTCCTTTTTTGTCTTTAAGTAGTTTAGAATAGTTAATATATTGGGGCGCAGGAACTCAGGATATAGATTGAGCAAATCGGTAAAATTTTCTTGTGTTAAACTGGGATGTCCTGTTTTTTTTATATATTGAGCTAGACAATCCCAAAACATACCAAATTCTGTAAAATATCCAAGGGTTTCGTCTAAATCAAATACAACTATTTTCATATCTATATATTGTAGTTTTACAAAAAGTATAGCAGATAAATTTTTTATTTGTAAATACTATAAAAGAATAGATGTCGCAATTAAATAATAATGATTATAAGGAAATTTTAGAATATTATGGAAAACCTATACCCAAATCAAATAGATTATTGAAAAATGCCGCTATTAAAATATTGGCAACCAAGTTATGCAAATGTATTAAAAAAGTTGGAGAACCTCGCTCTATTGGAATTTGCACCAAATCGGTTATTAATAAAAAAGGGCTGACACGTGGCAAATTCACTTGCAAAAAAAAAATAAGTATTGTTCTTCAAAAGAAAAATTCAACTCGACGAAAATAAATATAATAAATATAATATTATAATATGACTACAACACATCCATATTATGATATTATTATTGTTGGTAGTGGCATGGCCGGTTTATATAGTGCCTACCATATACAAAGGTTCGCACCTGATAAATCCTTTCTTATTTTAGAAAAATTTCATAAACAATGGATCGGCGGAAGAACCAGTAATGAAACCTTCTATGGCACACAAGTGGTCACCGGTGCCGGCATTGGACGCAAAGATACAAACCCTCTTCTCATTCATTTAATGAAGGAACTCCATGTCCCATACAAACAATTTCATTCCGTCATGGATTACTCGCAATTGATGCACCCTGTTGACGTCGAAAAAGTGATTAAACAATTACGCACCTTGTATAAAAAACATTTAGACCTTCATGGTCTAACCTTTAAACAATTCTTTATTAAAATGCTTGGACCTAAGGCATATAAACAATTTATCATTTCGGCCGGCTATACTGACTACGAAAATGCGGACCTATATGAGACATTGTATAATTACGGGATGGATGATAACAAGGGCGGCTGGTCTGGTCTTTATATTCCTTGGAAAAAATTGGTTCAAACATTGTATCATAAGATTGGAGCATCTCATTTCAAATTTCATTGCAATGTGGTTTCTATTCGTAGCCTTAAAAAGAATCCGAATCCTTGTGTATTCGAAATTGTTTCAGAACAAGGCGCTACCTATATGTGTAATAAAGTGATTCTTGCTACCACCATTAGCGGGATACAAAAGTTGGTCCCTGATAAACATGGTATTTATAAACAAATACATGGACAACCTTTTTTGCGATTGTATGGAAAATTTAATAAAAAATCAGCAACAATTATGCAGCAATATGTGCCGAATTATACAATTGTACCTGGGCCACTTCAAAAAATTATTCCAATAGATGCAAACAAAGGTGTTTATATGATTGCTTATAGTGACAATGCCAATGCTATTGTATTGAAAGATCATTTAGAAAATAATGTAGAAAATCGCAAGTTGTATTGTCACTTGATTGAGCAATCCCTTGGTATCCCACCTGGTTCTCTCGAATTGGTTGCCATTAAAGATTTTTATTGGCCTATTGGTACACATTATTATGAACCATTACATGCATCCCAATTCAAAAATCGCGATGCATTTTTAAAGGTAGCACAACATCCTGAAAAAGGGATGCTTGTTGTAGGGGAGACAGTTAGCAGATATCAGGGTTGGGTAGAAGGCGCATTGGAATCCGTGGAAGCCGTTTTGACTAAAAAATGGATAAATGATGACTGCTAAATATAATGACTGCTAAATATAATGACTGCTAATTATGAATCATATAATATCCATGATATCCTATAGAAGCAAACCCTAACATCAGCAATAATTCAAAATAACGGCGACTTGTATTCTCTCTATTATATCCGATAGTAATTAATAATGGACCCACCAAAAGAATATGGATTAAATTTACCCAATAGGGTTTGTCCAGTTTCATATAATTATACGTTTTGTATAAATGATAAAAAATGATGATTACACCTAGACCAAGCAAAATAGGATACATTAAGCTAGGAATTTTGTCTCGAGTGATGCCAACATATAGAAAGAGTCCACCAACTATGAGTATATGAAATAGATGAACTAAAGATTCTGTATTCATTACTATTATATAATATATTTTTTCTTATAATAGTGTATAATGGATCAACATTATAAAAATACGGAGACAAAAACACTCATTGGAGGTAAAATTGTGCGTAAAGTTACTATTAAGAATGGTAAAGGTTTCAAAAGCGTAACCAAATATCATAAAGGGAAAAAAATTGGCACTGCTAAAAAACCTATACATAAGTCACATGTAGAGATGATTTTACTTGGAAAATTTATTCCTGGTTTGTTTTCAGATTGCGGATGCAACAAAAAAACTCGTTCTCGAAAATACAAAAAATAAATCTAAAAAATAAATATATAAAAAGATGAATATGTTATTATATATTTATGGAACCTTATTTTAATACAAGTACTGATTTACTGGATAATGAATTATATTCAGGAGAAGATTTTTTTACTCAATCGAAAGTTACTATTGCATTACAAAAGCGAAATGGTAAGAAATGTATAACAACTATTACTGGTATGGCAGATGATTTAGACTTGAATTTAATTTTAAAGCATATCAAGAAAACACATAATTGCAATGGTGCGATTACTAAAGACGAAAAATTTGGTGAAATTATGACTTTTAGTGGTGATCAGCGAGATAATTTTTATCAATTTTTGATAAAAGAACAAATTTGTAAAGCAGAAGATATTATTGTGAAGGGGGATAAATAAATAGTTTTATTTTAAGGGATAAATAAATAGTTTTATTTTAAGGGATAAATAAATAGTTTTATTTTAAGGGATAAATAAATAGTTTTATTTTATTTAGACAAATGATCTAATGCGGATAAAAGGACTAACTCTTGTTCAGTAAGCTTCTGAAAAATCAAATGTTTATCAAAAGAAATTTGAAAATGTTTTCCGTAATAATTTTTACATACACAATATACACCATTTTCTTTTATTTTCATTTCACAGAAAATGGCACCTTGTTTTAAAACAATATTTTCCGGATCTTCCAAAGGTATCCAACGAATATGAGCGCCATATTTGAGTTCATTCATTTCGTCTACGTATTTGTATTCTTTTATTTTATTAAGTAGCTTAAGAGTTTCCACTTTGGGTAAATGCAATTCTTTTAATATATTCAAATTCATTTCTAAAATTTTGTCTGTTGTTAAATTTATTAAAGATTCGTTTTTATCATCATCTAATGCTTGTAGCAATTTATTTACATCCATATAAATATATGAATATTTGATTTATATTTATATTTATTTTCTTTTAGATTTATTTCTTTTGGATTTTGATTTTTTATTCCTCTTTTTTGTGATTTTTCTTGATCTTTTCTTTGCTTTTGCTGTTCCTCCTGCTGCTCTCCCCTCTTTGTCATATAATGCTGTTAATTCATGTTCTTTTCTGGCTGCTTCTAATTTTGTTATCTCTTCCTTTGATAATCTTGGACTTTCATCACTCTCATCAATTATTGCATTTCTTGATTTGAGATCTTCTTCTGAAACATGATCTTTTCTGCTAAATGGACTTGTAATATATCTAAAAGCTTTTTGAATTCGCGTAGGTTTCTTCACAAAATTTTGCTTCACAAATCGTTTAGTCGCTTCAACAATTTTCTTCTCAACATCCCAATAATCCGATGGTAGAAATGACTTCGGGTTTTCTCGTTCGTCTCTCCAATTAGTATAAGTATAATAAAAAATAGGTGTTTTTGGTTCTTTCCATGAAAGTAAGGAATCTTTCACTTTTTTTAAATTTTCAGCATTTACTTCATATTTACCATTCAATAAATGATTCAGCATTATTAAAAATATTTTTTTTTCCTCAAGCATTTGAAATATAGATAACAAATCAGTCATATGTAAATTCATTAACTTATCCATAGATAAATCACCCATAGATAAATCACCCTGTCCTGTAGCTAAAAGTAAAAGCTTGCGTTCTGAATCATGCGGAAAAAAGTCTTTTAAAAGTTTTATTACTTTATCTTTCTCTTGAACGATATGTTCAATGACATCTTTTTTTTGTGCTATTTCCCGCTCGCTCATTATATATATTATTTATATAAAAAATGTGTATTTATATTTATTTTTTATTTACCATGCACTACCAAAAGCACCAAATCCTTCGTTTGCAGCCATTGGCTCACAACTAGATCCTTCCACTGGACTCGCTGCACCCACTAATGGCGTCGTATCTTGTCTATACATGGCGTTGTAATCCGGCAATTGTTGACGTGTTGGCGTTTGCTGTTCGAAAGTTGGCAACGCACTAATAGCAGTTCCTTCTGTATAAGAGGGTTGAGCCGATGTGATCATTTGTTGACCAGAAATAGGTTGTGAAACTTTTATGTTATTGTTTGCTGTTTTTTGGTTCTTTTTTGCCTTGGGATCTTCCGTTTTTCCATTCCATAATTCATTTACACGTTCTACTAAAATACTTACTTTCTCTCCCAATTTTGTTTGTAAACTCATAGTAATCATTAATATTGCTAAAACAATGAAAATTATGTGGAATTCCGGATATTTAGTGCTGCTATATGTAGGCACATAAGTAACAATTCTATGAATTAAGAGTAATCCCATAAATGTGACGATTAACTGAATGATTATTTCTGCAACTATTTCTATAGAGCCTTTTTTATCATCCGCTTCAGGAACATATTTACCTATTGATTTATTTAATATCACTACTGGAATTATTGCTAAAAATAAATATTGTAGAATATTTAGTATTTCAGATTTTGAGTCATCGTCGAAATTAAAAACATGCTTAAAAAAACTTTTATTTGATTCATCTGAACTATCCATATATAGCTTATAATTAGAAATTAAAATAAAGGAATTTTTATTATTTTCCACCTTTTCCACCTTTTCCACCTTTAGAAAAGGTGGAGCCAAAGATAGTTTCTGCCTTTTCCACCTTTTCCACCTTTAGAAAAGGTGGAGCCAAAGATAGTTTCCACTTTTAAAAAAGGTGGAGCCAAACTATAATAAAATGTTTAGAAAATGTGGAAACTATATTTGGCTCTAAATTCAGAAACTATCTTTGGCTCTAAATTCAGAAACTATCTTTGGCTCTAAATTCAGAAACTATCTTTGGCTCTAAATTCAGAAACTATCTTTGGCTC